GCAATTGAATCTATGCCCCCAGAAAATCCAGCAATGGCTGTTAGAATTTATAAAGAAGAGAACGGTACGTGGAAACCAACAGCGTATAGCATTGGAATGATGTATAAAGATGCTGAAAAAGCAGATATAAATAATCACTCAATGAGTAGCAACTCAGAAAATTCAATGATGCCAACAGATACATATCAAGATAAATCCTATGACGGTTGTGGATGCGAAACATGCAAGGAACTAAATGTAAACTGTGAAAATTGTCCAGTTTGTCAAGCAAATGAAATGAAAAGTGATTGTTGTCCAGATTTAAATAAGCAAGCGCCATGTTGGGATGGATATGTACAACGTGGAATGAAGCCAGGGACAAATGGAAAAATGGTTCCTAACTGTGTTCCTGCTGCAAAAGCAGATGATCTTTGGGAAGATGATGACACTGTTGTATATGAAACAGATGATATTTCAAAAGCAGAAGGATATTCTCCTCCAGCAGGTGCAAGAGCAGCAGCACGTAAAGCAATTAAATTTAAAGAACAGGGTAAGGCAAAGGGTGCTGGCACATCAGTAGGTTGGACTCGTGCAGGACAACTAGCAAGAGGAGAAACAATCTCTCTCAGTACTGTTAAAAGAATGTATTCTTATTTTTCTCGTCATGAAGTAGATAAAAAAGGTAAAGATTGGGCCAATCAAGCCAACCCATCTAATGGCTATATTATGTGGCTAGCATGGGGTGGAGACGCAGGATTTTCTTGGTCACGAAAAATTGTTAATGCAGAAAAAGACAAAGCATTGTTTGCAGATTTTGGTAAAAAATATAATAAATCACATCGACTAAACGATATATTTAGATAGGTTTTTATGGATAACATATATCAATATGCCGCTTTGGCCTTGACAATATGGCTATTAGCCTCTATAATATATATAGGTAAAAAAACAATAATGTTGTTTCGTGAAAAAAATGCAAAGCCTTCTCAGTTTAAGTTTAGGCAAAGTACAATTCATGAATTAATACAAAATTTTTTACCGACCAACACAGACTTTATTAAGTCTCTGATTGCTAAAAAGAAAGGTACGCATCCTTCTCAGCAGTCTAGACAAAAATATAGTCAAGACAAAATAAAAGTTATTGTAGTTGGAGATATTGCATATTGGGTTCAAGACAATATATTTTATCAAACAGTAGTTTCAGAAGATGGGAATATAGAACAGGATCTTGCTGTTCCCGTTGACACTACGCAGATGCAAGAAGAAGAAATTGATAGGCTAATGCTTATCTTAGACGATTTAAGGAGTGCAGAAAAAAATGATGGTAGTAGTTCAAGCGACTAATGAGTTTGATGACTATTCCGTTTTTTTGCGTGCAATATGAGTTATGCTTTCTTCTATGCCTGAAGATGATAACGAATTTGTTGTTTATTCTGTTGGATCTAAAGAAAGCAAAATTCATAATTTTGCTATGGAATTCTGCAATTTGTCAGAAAAAGGAATGAAGGGTCGTGGTAAAAAAATTAAAACATATAAGGCTGTAGACGATTGGATAAAAGAGTTTATGCCTAATATGAATTATTTTGCATTTTTTAGTAAGCCAAAACAACAGTTATCTTCACTGGCAAAGGCTGCACAAAGTGCAAATGTTGAACTTGGAATATTTCAATACTAAGGAGAATTATGTTAGTTAATAAATTAGAGCACGCAGAAAAAATTGTTAAAAATTTTAAAGATCTTAGATGGGTTGGTTGGGACCTTGTGTCTAGAAAAGAATCTCCAAGTGGGTATTCAAATAAATATGGTTCTTTTATTAACGGTAAGTGGGGAATAGACAAGGTTTATAAACTCACGAATAAAGGCTGGCACCTTCCTAACGAATACGGAGATAAAAATGGAAAATAATGTTGATTATACGCCATACAAAAACTTTTTTGATATTATTGGAAAAGATAAAAAAAACATAGTAATTATTGAAAATTTTATAGATTCTGAAGATTTAAAATTAATGAATATATTTTTAAATAAATATAAAGATGATGATGAATTTATGGGTGGAAAAGATCTTAGAGACAAAGTTATTAGAGAAACAGATCCAGATGTGGCAAATCTACTTAATAAGTATGAGCATAAAACATTTCAGGTAATTAAAGAAAAGATTATTGACGGGTATGGGGTACCAGTAAAAAGAGTACCATTTAACCCTCCACACTTTATCAAGTGGATTCCTGGAATGAACTCTAAAGAGCATGCTGATTGTGAAAAACCAGACGGCACTCCAGCCTGGACTGCAGATTTTTATAAATACAATATATCTGTTTTAATGTATCCTAATGACGATTATACTGGAGGAGAAATTATTTTTCCAGAATATGATTTAACATTTAAGCCAACTCCTGGATCTTTTATTCTTTTCCCTGGAAATAACAATTATAAGCATATTGTAAGCAGAGTTGATTCTGGAGTTAGATATACAATGCCATCTTGGTATTCTTTTGATATAAAAGAAAAAACAAGTGCAAAAAAAATGTATTCTTACCGTGACTCAGTGCAACTATGGGAAGGGTTGCCCGATTTTGATAAAATTGATCCAGTTGGAATTGACGTAAAAGGTAAAGATTTTGGCAACTAAAAGAAATAAATGGAAAGACGACGGTCTTTGCATAAACTACGAAACGTCTTTGTTTTTTGAACAGTACGAAGAGGGAAGCATAGAATTTAGAAGTAATATGGATCAGTTTTGTTTAAACTGTCCCGTGATAAAAACATGTTTTGCTGTTGGAGTATCTGGAAAAGAATATGGTTTGTGGGGCGGTATTTACTTAGAAGAGGGAGAGCCTTCGAAAGAGTTTAATAGCCATAAGAATAAAGAATCATGGTCTAGTCACTGGCAAGCATTAACTTTGGAAACAAAATAATGTATACAGATGCAATGCGTAAAGCCTTTAGGTCTATTAGGGCACCAAAAGATTTTAGTGTTGACTTAGTAGATAACGAACATTTTTTAGTTATTCGTGCAGATGAGAAGGCTTTTATTAGGCTAGGTCATGACGATAAAATAGAAGCAGTTCAGTACATGGTTAAAGTCAAGAAGGCACTTGAAGACAATGGCGCTGTAGTCTTGTTAACACGAAAGGCAGTAAAATAACAATGATGGATTTACGGGGCACACCTACACATGTATGCGTATGTGGATCTAAGGTTTGGAATATTAAGGCAATGTTTGAAGATGGTGCAATTGCCTTATATTTTTTAGATATGAAGTGTGCTGATTGCGGATCTTTGGCAACAGCACCTACTAAAGTTGACGGAGGAGAGTTATAAGATGGCAAGAAGGCCAGTACCGCCAATTATTGGGGGGCATGCAACTAGGGTTAAAGACGATGAAATTGAATGTGCCTATCTTATTGATCAAGAACAACTAAATGGTGCAAAAATTTATACCAATAGAGAAGAGTATATAAAGACACTGCCTAAAGGAATAAAGTTTATGGAGGCTGGAGTTGCTTGGGGATATTACTCTGAATTAGTTGCTCAACAAACCGAACCAGAACTCATACATTTGTTTGACTATTTTCGAGGGGACTTAAAATGTTGGTCTTGGAGAGAATTTGGAGAATGCTTATGCGAACCAACAAAACATGAATTATTATATACAGAGAAAGATCAAGTACCTTTTATTGAAAATAAATTTAAACAATATAAAAGTGTTAAATTGTTCCAAGGAGATGTAAGGCTAATTCTTCCAAAGTTAACAGAAATATATGATTATATATACCTAGACACACTAAATGATAGGTTATCAATTAGACCACTTTTGCATACTGCAGCAGAAAAAACAAAAGTTGGCTCTATTATAGGGCTAAACGACTACACAATCTATGATGGCATTATTGGAGATGTTCCATATTCTACATTCAATGTTGTAAACGAGTTTTTGTGGAATAATAAAAATTGGCATGTTGATGGGCTCGCACTACACTCTTTAGGGTTTTATGATATTTATATTAAGAGAAAGGGGTAAATATATTGTTTGATTTAATTAACGAGGAGTCAT